CGAACCCTCGTTCTTCACGGGTGCTGCGCTGAAGCCAGAGAGTTTGGTCTCTTCTTCAAACGAACGCTCGGAAGCTTCGGTTTCGTAAATCTCTTTATGCTCTTCGCCGTAGCGGGCATACTCCAGACCGAACAAAGCGTTCAGGCCGGGGAGCAGTTCTTTAAGTAGTTGTGCGCGTGAAATAGCCATTTTTATTGCTCCTTATCAGACGCCGGTACTGTCGGTGTACTGGGGCAAGTTGAACTTCACCACAAACTCATAATAAGTCGTGGAGCTGCTCGACTGAGGGCCGGTAGCACTGGCAGGAATAACGTCGATTACTCGAACGGGGAAGGTTGCGGTCGTGGTGGCAGAAGAGCCATCAATACCGTAAGCGGAATCGCCAGTGTTGGTAGAACCAGCACCAGCAACCATAGCCACGTTTTTACCAACCATAGCAGCACGGGTGTATGCGGCAACAGTGGTAGAACCGGCAGTGGTAGCAGCCACTTGGAACACAGCATTCGGATCATCCACAACATAGCCATAAGCCAATGCGGTAGAGGTCGAGAGGGCTGCGGGGTAGTATTGACCTTGAACGGTTTGGCCGTTCGAGTTCACGTACTGGCAACCAACCAGAACGCCGACGGTGTCGCCAGAGTTCGTAGCGGTTTTGGCGACCAAATAGCCACCAGAGATGGCAACGGTGTCACCATTGAGAATTGCGGTAGCGTAAGCAGCCGCAATGGGGATTTGACGGATCGCTCCGGCATACGGTAGGCCATCCAATCGCTGGATGGGTTTAAACCCGTACGTCTTGCTGACGGTGGGATAAGCCATTTAGGACTCCTTAATTACTTTTTACCTGAACCGAAAGACACCTCAGAGGTACGTTCAGAGAACTTCCTCATGTTGGGGTGCTGTTCGCGCATATAAGACTGATCAACCGATTCCATTTGGTTTTGGTTTTGCTTCGAGTAATACGCAGCTCGTTGCTCCAAAAATTCAGAAGGAATACGGCAAAGCAAAAGCCCGCCAATTTCAATACCGCCTTTAAAGCGGCCATCTACAGCGGCGTGCATCATAAGCTCCGGATAATCTTCCGCTCTCACGGGTTCATATCCTTCACGGAACTTGGAAGAGATGTTGCTGGGGTCAGCCGTGCCCATTGTGCTAGTACGAACATAACGATGCTTCCAGCCCGGACGTTCGTCGGGCATAGGCAAAGTCTCTGGAACTTGCCACGCAGCTTGACGTTTAAACGTCTCTTCGCGTGACTCCAAGGCTCGTGGCTTGCGTTCTTGTGCTTTAACTTCTTCCATCATTCACCTCTATTTAAAATTGCTACCTGTTTGGCGTATTGTTCTGGAGTGATCCCCAGCTTGCGGGCGAGCGCAACTTGGGATGCCTTCAGCTTGACGCGACTGGGCGGGGTGCTCCGGGTTGCTGGTGCAACTGGCGAAGCGGATCGAGCGCGGCGCGGAGACTCATCGTCTTCCACCGGATTGGATCGTTTTTGAGTAGGTTGATCTTCCTCTTCGCTCTGAGTTTCAAAGTACTCAGGAAACCTTTTTTTCATCGTCCGGTCGATAGTTTGGAAATACTCATCCGACCCGACATAATTCGGACCATATTCTCTTTGCAATTTCTTGTCAAGGCCCATAGCGGCCATTGTCATTTCGTCGTCTTTACCAAACCAGTCCGAGTTTTCAGATACCCAACGTGAAGTACGTGGTGGTACCTTTGGTTGTTCTGGCTGACGCTCTGGCATTTTAAAGTCGTCTTTAATGTCAATCGGGCGCATTAAAGAAGCCTTGTCTAGCTCCAATGTGGCACGAGCCAGTTCACGTTGGTATTTAGCCATTTTCTCGCCGTCACCGGCTTCAAATGCCTCTCTAATACCCTTCTCAGCCGCTTCCAGCTTGGTCTGCGCCGAAGATTTGGAGGTTTCAATAAACACTTCACTACCGCTTTTAAGCTGGTCTTTCAGGCGTTTATTCTCTTCAAATACTGCACGGGCAAACTCTTCAGCAGTTTGGCGTTCTTTTTCAGCAGTTTCCCGGGCATACTTTTCGTCGTTATACCCTTTGGTCAGCTTATTAAAACGTTCTTTATGGCGTTTGCCATAGTTATTAAGTTCATCATCGGATGGTTCAATATCCGAATCTTTCTTTTCCGGGCGAGTGCGTACAGGCAAATCATCTTCGATTTCAACCTTAAACTCTTCATCTTGTGCAACCGGCTTATCTTCAATTTCATCTGGGAATTTGAAGTCGTCATTAGAGTTTTGGGACATAAATACTCCTTATGCTCGCGTGATACTGCGTGGGTCTTCAACGACCGCCTCGACAGAATCATCGTTAATAATGCGGAATTCACGTCCTTGAATCTTCAGGCGGGTGCCGGAATTTGGTCGGACAATGACAAAATCACCCTGTTTACACGAGGGTCCACTAGGGAATCGGGTGGGGTCTTTGTAGCAATCAGGCCCGAGCTTCACAATAAAAAGCACTGGGGTCAGCACTTCTTCGTGATGCATCATGCTGGAAGTTTTAATCAAACCAGAACCCAACTGTTCATCTACCTCGGGAACCATCGTCAGGATGTGATACGTCTTGGGATCGGGCAGTTGTTGTGCCCTTTCTTCAATAGAAATCTCTTCCAGATTTGGTTTTTCTTGCAGGATTTTGGACAAATCCACCGCAAGATCAGGACTTAATTCAATCATCGTCACGCTCCATCTTTTGCACAAGGTCGGTAATAAGCTCTATTGCAGCGCCAAGACCTTGGAGCACGCCGCATAGGTGTTTGTACTCAGCAAAATCTTTCGCAGAACCGCGAGCGCACGCCTGTTCGTATGAAAGTTTTTGCTGGGAAAGCTCCTTAACCAGATGGTTAAGGGTTTTGATTTCGTTCAAGGTTTATCCTTTTTTGGGTTGATTGCGGTTCATCTGTTGACGATTCTTGGCAATGTCAATTCCAAGTCGGGTTCCCTCAAGTTCCATATGGTTCTTGAGTTTGTCTTTTGCCGCTGCCGCAGTGGCGGCAACCTGCATACCGGCAATTTCCTTCTGCGCGGCGATACGGGCTTCTTCCAAACGGATGCGGTCTGCCTTCTCGGCTGCATCGATTTGCTGCTTTTGTTGCTTGAGGTGCATGTCCTGCTGTTTGAGTTGCAGTTCTTGCATCTGCATCTGGATAACAGGGTCTTGCATCTGTTGCTGGGCCTGCTGTTGCTTGGCTTGGCTTTGATCTCGCTGGAGGAGCTGTTGTGACGCCTGAGCGGCTCTGATGGCGATTTGATCTGCCACCTCGGCTGGGATGTGCTTTGGCTCTTTGTCATCTGCGTGTTGAGGCAGGGTCATGCCCATAGACTCTTCAACCTGACGGCGGTACTCCAAAGCAATGTGCTCGTTTACATGGGACATCGCAGCAGCCATAATTGCCTGAGCCTGCGGGTTCATCTGCATCATCTGTTGAATCTTTGGATTCTGGATGGCTGACATGTGAACTTGGATGTGAGCCTGATGGTTCTGCTCAATGAAAGCCTTAACTGGCTTCCCGGTCAACAGGTTCTGGTTCTCCGTAATCGGATCGGTAGGCACCTTGTCATCTTCTTCGGGGACAAGTTTGTTGGCGTTCTTAACACCCAGAACCTCAATCATCTGACGGTGCAGGAATGGCATGTCGTAGTACTGAGGGGCAGACTGAGCCAACTGGAAGACGGCCTGATACTGGACAATCTTCTGCGCCATCGTGGCTGCGTTCGGATCGGAGACGGGATAGACGTCAACTAAGTTGTAGTCGCTGTGCTTTGCTTTACGGCTACCGTCCACAGGTTCGTAGTCGTACTCTTCCGGCGTGTAGTCAGCAATGATGGCTTTGAGCAGTTTAAACTCTTGCTTCATGCTGAAGTGCATACGGGCCTGAACTGCGCCCATAACCTTCAGGGTGCGCTCAAGGATTGCCAGCGTGGTTCCAACAGGAGCTTGGCTCGACATATCCGAGACCTTCATATCGCCTGCGGATGCAAACTGACGGCCCTCTTCCACAATGTTTTGGAACAAGGCGTAGAGAACCTGACTGGGTTCTTTGTAAGGAAGCGGTAAGATATTGTCACGGATCGAGCCGCCGGGGACATCCACGTCACGGAACTCACCCGGGGCGATTGGGGTATCGTCTCCCTTGATACGCAGGCCACGAGTTTTAAGACCGCCGGGCAGGTTGGACAAGGTGCCTGCATCCACCAGTTGACGAATCAACATCGTGGCAGATTTAGCATAACCACCGATAAGGTGGATCAAACCATAACCATAGAAGCCAAAGCCGGGGATGTACTGGTAATGGACAAAATGCTGACGCTTCAGGTGAAGTTCATCGTCCTCATACCAGTTGCGGCGGATAGCCAGAATGGTGCGGCTACCCTTTTCTAGGGTAACTACGTAGGGGAGTGCGATGCCTGTGGGTTCGCCATATTTGTTGGTGTGCTCATAGCCTTTAAGGTCAAGGTCAACGTGCATCTCAAGGATGCGATACCTATCATCTTGAATGGCCGACATACCCATCTCTTCGGCTTTTTGCTTCTCGATGTCGTCCATCTCATGGGAGGGTTCGCCCAATTCAACATCACGATAGAAGCCAGCCTCTTGAAGCTTGATGACTTCGTTTTCGTTCTTACGCATCACATGCGTAGCGCGGGGAGAGCTTGCCAAGTCTGACTCACCATAGGGGACAACAATGTCCTCTGCGGGGATGAACATGGCTTTTTGACGGCCAATGCTGGGGTCAAAGTAAACCTTCTTAAATGCAGAGCCTGCGATTGGGAGATTCCACAGAAGCTTTTCATGCTCCGGGCGGTACTCAGACATGACTTCAGTCAACTGATAGTTCATATCATCACGCACCCGATTGGCTGCTTCTTGAACTTCAGGAGTGTCTTTACCAATGATTGATGTCTTAACTGGACCGGCGGCGGGGAAGGTCTCCATGATCCCTTCTGACTGGAACCTTACAACTGACTCGGTAAGCATGGGGTGGAACACACCACAGGCTCCCTGCCAAGGTTCAGTACGCTCTTCATATTTAAGGCCAAGGAGTTTCAAACCCTCAACATAGGTTTGTACCCACTCCTTACGATCCATAATGTCTTTGTCGAACCCAGAGATAAGCTCCTCCGCCAAACTCTGGAGGGCTGATTCACTGACATATTCAGCAAGGTTCTCATCAAAGCCTTCCTCTTCCTCTTGGGGCATGAGGTCAATCTCCAACCCGTCGATGCCAATTTTGACGTCATCGGGGTTTTCAATTTCAATCTCAATCGCTGGGGTGTCGAGTGCTTCCAGACCTTCTGGAGCTTGGTATAGGGATTTGTCCAACATATTTGTTCCTTAAACTGAGTAATACCGCTCTGAGCGGCGACCCTTAAAATAAACCGTTTCCTCGGGTTCATCACTGGGCATCATGATGAAACCACCCTGTCGAAATCTAAGAAGAGCCTGCGAAGTTGAGTCAACCAAGTCGTCGTGATCCCCGTTAGGGAATGCGGCGCAGTCTTCCATCAACTCATCTGCCCATCGGGTGTCTGGACACCAGATAATCCCAGCCTCAAACAAAGGAGCAATTGCGTTTACACGCGCAATCTTATCGTTTCCTTTGCTCGGTGTATATTCCTGAATGGGAACACCAATGGCTTTAAGCTCATAAATCAGCGGGGCACCCGCCGCTTTCTTTTCAATCAGTACAAGATCGGGTGTCCAGTCCTTGTAGTACTGAAGGGCGGTGGCTTTGAGTTCAGGGAACTCCATCCGAGCCTTGAAGGAGTCCAAAACAATGATGTTGGCCTTCATATTGCCCTGCTCATCTGGGTGATCAAACACTCCCCAGATAGTTAATGCAGAGTAATCGGCACGATTGTTCTTCTCAAAGGCGGTATCCCAAGACTGGATGACAAAATTACAGACCGGGGGACGATCTCCCTCCCAAATCTTCCAGTATTCACGCTTAATAATCGCGCCTTCTTCTGAAGTGGGGTTCTGTTGGTACTGCGCGTTCCATTTAGAGGTGGGAATCTCAGCCTTAATGGCTTCCAGCTCTTCCTTTTTCCAAAAGGCAGGCCACAAAGGGGTTCCCGAGGGCAAAATAGCGGGGAATTCAATGACTTCCCACCCATCTACACCGTCTTTTTCCGAGTTTTTCAGGATTTGGCCGGTCAGATCACGCTTAGCCCAGCGAGTCATAACGATAATAATGGCACCACCCGGCTGTAAACGCTGACGAGGGCCAGATGTGTACCACTCATAAACCCCATCAAACACTGCGGGGTTGTTCTGTTTGGCTTCCTGCTCCGAATGTGGGTCGTCAATGATCAAAAGGTCAGCACCTTTACCCGTCACAGCACCCCCAACACCGATAGCGAAGTAATCTCCGCCTACGTCAGTATTCCATCGGCCAGCAGCCTTGGAATCAGACGATAGAACTGTCGTGAATAC